GCATCACTTTGCACATGGAATTTATACTCTACCTATTCGGTTGTTGTCTTCTTTTTGCAGGCAACACACGCGTAGTTGGCTTGCCCACTTTTGTGGTTGGACTTCCTTTTTGAAGTAAACAATCCTTAGTTTAGGTTTTCTATTGATCTCTCAAATTTTGGCTATATTTCTGCTGGTCACACTTTAATGCTGATCGTGCGAAGAAATGAAGTTCTTAGAAGAACCTGTCAAGAGTGTAATGAACTTATTCATTCCCATAGTTCTCTCAGCGTTGGATTATATGGTAGTACCAGCAATCCAGTGGGTTAAAATTGAGCGTTAAGATAGTCCTACATTGCCTCGCATATGCGGTGTGGGCTTATGAATTCCCTGGACTAGATGGATTCTGATTCCACCTCTATTGGTTTTAGAGTTCTTGTGAATATGATTTTGAAGTCGACTCCAGTTAGGGAAATATGCGGTTGCCGTTATGTCACAATTTACTTTTTCCGTTAAACAGCATCTGTGTGTGGAGGGACATCAAAAATTGTCTCCCCAAACCAGGTCAAAAATCCCCCTACATTCTGCGATCCTTGATCGCATGGTTACCACCTCACACATCTGCACGCTGTGCGACAAATCTCACAAATCTGTCAAAGCACGGATCCAACATTTGGCTAATACCCGTTGTAAGGCGAAAGTCGAATGTCTGTGTGGGATGAGAATTCAATGGAAAGAAGCTAGCGCTCACCTTCAAGGTTGCACTTGGCTCTTTCCTCATATGTGTAAGGAATTATTGTGCCAAGATATTCGTTTTAAGACTCTTGAATCTTTTTGCGCTCATGTTTGGTGCGCACACGGACAAAGTAAGAAGGACATTGACCCCTTGGCTTTTCTGAATCCAATTCGAGCTCAGATTGCCACTCGATTCGAACATATGCAAGTTAATCAGCTTGTAGATAAAACGCGAAATAACACCCTTAGGCGTTTTATACTCAAGCAACTTGTTCTCGAATCGAATTATGCCGCTAAAAATTCTAAGTTTTTGAGCGTCATCAAACAACATGGCATCAAAACTATCCCTCTTTTTACATCTACAGAGGGACGGCTTACCACTGGCACAATTCGAACTGCTGATGGTACATTTACTGTTAAACTTAACGTTCGTGACAAGGATTATACTTCTCTAATCACGCGTCTTCGTCCCCTTAGTATTGTTAAAACTCAAGCGTTATTTGACGTTGGAGTTAATCACAGGATTGATGGGATGCAAGAAATGATCACTGCGTGTCAGGGAATGCTCCAGGGTCTTGGAATTGTTGCCCAATCACTCATTCAGCGATGTATTTCACTGTGTTGTAAGATTTTCGTGGCCCTTCGCCTTGGTATGTCTGATCCTAAATCACTTTTCGCACTCTTTGTGGACATGTTGTGCTCCTTTAACGTCACTTCTGCTTTAGCATTTAGTGCGTGGGAGTATATCAAAAATCATATGTCCTCCTTGTTTGCACTCATCTCTCCTGCACCACGCGCGCAGATCGGGGTTGACCTCTTGACGAGTCTTGTTACTGTTGTTGCCGTTTGCTTTGGCACAGTTATCCTTTCTCGAATACCCAAGGACAGTGAGGTTTCATCGATGATGAAATCAGTTACTAGTCTTGGTCAAGCTGTTCGTGGAACTTCCATGGCGTTTGAAGGTATTGGGAAAGTCGTTGGTAAGGTCGTCTCTAACATCTTTCACATCAAGTATGGTGTTCCAACTGAGATTTCGGAGCTCGAAGTTTTCATGTCTGGAATCCAACAATGGTTTATTGACGTTCAACAACTCATAGAACTTGGAACGTTTGATCGTCTCGATCGTGAACCAGCCCTGTGTGCTCGCGTCCAGGAACTTTATCGCCAAGGGTTTCAATTCAATCAACAGGCTTCAGCGCTTAAGCTCGACCGCCATGTTTTACAGCCTTTCAATGTTCATTGGCAGGCTCTGCGAAAGTATTATGACAAAGCGGGATCCTCGAGCGCATTTACAAGTGGACCTCGACATGAACCTCTCGTTATCTACATGTCTGGCGAATCTGGTCAAGGCAAATCTGGATTAATGTATTGCTTGGCCACAGAATTGCTCAAGATCGATGGAATTCCTCGCGATGTTAAGGGCGTCCCTGACGTTACTCAAGAAATATACACTCGAACAGTGGAGAATGAGTTTTGGGACGGCTATAAGAATCAGCGAATTTGTCTTTTCGATGATATTTTCCAGATGATTGATACACCTGCTAATCCCAATATGGAGATTATGGAAATTATCCGCACTGGAAACCTAACTAAGTTGCCTCTTCACATGGCTGAACTTTCTGATAAGGGTGCTACATGTTTTAATTCAAAGGTTGTTATTTGCACATCAAATACGC